CTCGAAGGCTTCAATCGCGCCACGCCGGTGTCCGGCCCGACCTTCGTCGACGCCACCATCGGCGGCAAACGTCTGCGCCGCGGTGCCCGGCTCTGGTCGGTGGCCACGGCGACGTTCAAGACCGAGACGTATCGCTACCTGCGGCTTGAGCGGCCCTCGGATGAAGACCGTTCGCTTGGGGTGCTCGACGCCCCCGGCACGGTGCATCTGCCTGACTGGATCGACACCGAATGGCTGAAACAGCTGGTGGCCGAACAGCTGGTCACCGTGCGCAACAAGCGCGGCTATGCCCACCCCGAATGGCAGAAAATGCGCGAGCGCAACGAGGCGCTGGACTGCCGGGTCTATGCCCGCGCGGCGGCGTGGATCATGGGCGCGGATCGCTGGGACGAGGCCACATGGCGGCGGCTCGAAGAACAGGCCGGGGTCGAAACCCGCTCCGCACCTCAGCAGGCGGTACCGACCGAACAGGCCGCGCCCGCCCCGCCCAAGGCGGGAACACCAACGACGCCACGGCGCAAACGCCGGGCCTACACACCGAACTTCATGAGGGACTGACATGGATCTGGAACGGATGCGCGCCTTGTTGGCCGCGCTGCAGGAGGCGCGCTACGCGGGCGTCCGCTCGGTCAGCTACGACGGCAAGACAATCACTTACGGTTCAGACGCGGAACTGGCGAATGCCATTTCCGATCTGGAAACCCGGATTGCCAGCGCCACCTCCGGCACCCCGCGTCGTCGGCGCTGGGGCACCGTGGCCTCGAAGGGGCTGTAATCCATGGCCTTTGAAGCCTTCCGTCAGCGGCTGGGATCGATTATCGGCGGGTTTGATGCAGCGCAAGCCCACCGGCGGCTGCGCGGTTTCCGGGCGTCGCGGGCGCATGTGAACACGCTGATTGCAGCCTCTGGCGACACGATCACCGCCCGCGCACGTTGGCTGGTGCGGAACAACGGCTATGCGACGAATGCGGTCGAGTCTTTTGCAAGTAACGTCGTGGGTGATGGCATCAAACCCTCGTCGTCGATTGCAGATGCTGACCTGAAGGAACAGCTCCAGGCGCTGTGGCTCGCCTGGACCGATGATGCCGATGCAGAGGGACTGACCGATTTCTACGGTCTGCAGCGCCGGGCCGCGCGCGAAGTGTTCCTATCGGGCGAGGTCTTCATCCGTATCCGCCCGCGCAGGGCGGAAGACGGTCTGACGGTGCCACTGCAATTGCAGATGCTGCCCGCCGAAATGCTGCCGCTGGGCATGAGCCGCGAATTGCCCGGCGTCGGCCTGATCCGGCAGGGCATCGAGTTCGACGGCATCGGCCGCCGCGTCGCCTATCACTTTCTGCGCCGTCACCCCGGTGACTTGACCGATCCGGGGCTTGCGGGCGAGACGACACGGGTGCCCGCGTCAGAGGTGATCCATGTATTGGACCCGGTCGAGGCGGGCCAATTACGCGGGGTGTCGCGATTTTCAGCTGCGATCGTCAAGCTGTTTACGCTGGATCTCTACGACGATGCCGAGTTGGAGCGAAAAAAGATCGCGGCGATGTTCGCGATGTTCATCACCTCGCCCGCCCCGGAAACCCCGCTGGAACCAACCGAGGACGATCTAGAGGTCGAGCCCGGTCAGGTGGTGCGGCTGGATCCCGGTGAGGACGTGTCCACCCCGGCGACCCCGGACTCGGGCGGCACCTACGAGCCGTTCCAGTACCGGACGCTGCTGCAAATCGCGGCGGCGCTGGGCATCCCCTATGGCTATCTGACAGGCGACACCGCCAAGGGCAATTTTTCCAACACCCGCATATCGCTGATCGAATTCCGCCGCCGGATATCGGCTTGGCAGCACGGGGTGCTGGTGTTCCAGCTCTGCCGCGCGGTGTGGTCACGCTGGATGGATGTGGCGGTGCTGTCAGGTGCCATCGATCTGCCCGGCTATGACAGCCAGCGGCGGCAATATCAGGCCTGCGCCTGGCTGCCCACGAAATGGGACTGGATCGATCCGATGAAGGACGCCTCGGCCGAAATCCTGCAGATCGAAGCGGGCCTCAAATCCCGCACCCAAGCGATCTCCGAGCGCGGCTATGACGCCGAACAGGTCGACCGCGAGATTGCCGCCGAGCGCAGACGCGAACTGGCGCTGGGCCTCGACTTCCGCCGTCCGGGATCCCCGGCGCAGGGGCCGGGCAACTGGGCCACGAAGGATGATGATCCTGCTTCGAATGATGCCGACGAGATGGACGATAACGCCGAGGGCAAACCCGACCCAAAGGATGAACCGTGATGCATCACGCCCAGATCTCCCAGCGGGCCTTCAACACGCCGCTGATGGTGGACCCTGCCAAGGCACTGGCCTTCTTGTCAGGGCTGGGTCCGCGCATCACCGGGCAGGACATCACCTTCCACGGCGTGGAGACCGATGCCGTTGATCCGGCCGCCACCGCGCAACCCGGGCGGGCCTCGCTGTTCGGCACTGACCTCGTCCAGCGCCACCAACGTAATGGAAGCCAGCCCTACGCGGTGGTCGACGGCATCGCCGTGATCGAAATCGCCGGAACGCTGGTGCATCGCGGGGCGTGGATCGGGCAATCTTCGGGCCTCACCTCCTATGAGGGTATCGCCGCCCAAATCGACGTGGCGATCGCGGATCCTGCGGTGCTCGGCATCGCGCTGGACATCGACAGCTTCGGCGGTGAGGTCGCGGGGGCCTTCGATCTTGCCGATCGCATCCGCGCCGCGCGGGCGCAAAAGCCTGTGCAGGCCTTCGTCGCCGAACACGCGCTGTCCGCTGGCTACGTCCTGGCATCGCAGGCCGACCGGATCGTCCTTCCGCGCACCGGGGCCGTCGGCAGCATCGGCGTTGTTGCGCTGCACACCGACATGAGCGGGGCGCTCGACCAGAAGGGCATCGCCGTCACCCTGATCCATGCCGGGGCGCACAAGATCGACGCCAATCCTTACCAGCCGCTGCCCGAGGCGGTCCACGATCAGATGCAGCGCGAGCTGGAGGTCGTGCGCTTCCTCTTTGCCGAGACTGTCGCTGCCGGTCGCGGGGATCGTCTGACACATGCCGCAGCGCTGGCCACGGAAGCGGCGGTGTTCCGTGGCGCTGATGCCATTGCCGCCGGTCTGGCCGACGAGCTCGCTGATCCTGTCACCGCCTTCCGCGCCTTCGCCGCCGCCCCAGGCGGCACCAATCCCACCAGCAGAAAGGGTCCACAGATGACCACCAACTCCACCGACACCCCGAATTCGGATCAGGTTGCCGCCCCTCCCGCGACACAGCCCGCAGCGACGACTGCCGAGACCGTACCCGAACCGCCTATTGAAGCAGCCGCACCCACGCCCACGACCGACGCATCCACCATGAGCGCCGACGCCATCCGCGCCGAGGCCGCCGAGGTGGCGCAGGTCTGCGCGATGGCCGCCCGAATGGGTGTGGACATAGACGCCGCCGACGCCGTCGCACGAGGGCTGAAACCCGGAGCTCTGCGCGCCCGCGTGCTGGCCGATCTTTCCTCGCGCGGCGATGCGGCAGGCATCATCGCTACTGCCCCGGCGGCCGCTGTCGCCAAAGACAGCCCGATCATCGCAGCCGCAAAGAAGGCAGCCTCAGGCTCGCGCTGAACCACCTGCCGAACCCAAAACATGGAGACTGACCAATGCCCGTCCTGACGGAACCGCCCAGCATGGGCGATGTCCTCAAATATGAGGTCAACCCGAACTATACCCGCGAAGTGATTACCCTGCTGCAGGGCATGCCGTATCCGGTCGGCTCGGTGCTCGGCAAAATCACCGCCAGCGGAAAATACAAGCTGTCGACCAGTGGTGGCAGCGATGGTGCACAGACCGCGACCGCCGTCTTGCTTTATGCCGTCGACGCCACCCTTGCCGATGCGACCGGCATCGTCGTCGTGCGCGGGCCCTCGATCGTGTCGCGTGCAGGCCTCGCTTACGACGGCACCGTCGATGACAGCGCCAAGATCACCACCAAGATCGGCCAGCTTACCGCAGTCGGCATTATCGCCCGCGACGGCGTCTGATCCCGAAGCAGCCCAGCGCATCCACATCCATCCCTCTTTCCCCCGGAGCTCCAAATGACCCTTGTCCGCAATCCATTCGACGCTGGCGGTTACTCGCTGGCCGAGATGACGCAGGCCATCAACATCCTGCCCAACCTCTACACCCGCCTTGGCCAGATCAGCCTCTTCCGCTTCGAGGGCGTCAGCCAGCGGTCGGTTATCATCGAGCAATACGAGGGCATCCTGAATTTGCTTCCCTCGGTACCGCTGGGTGGTCCTGCCACGGTCGGCACCCGTGAGGGCCGGTCGATGCGAAGCTTCGCCCTGCCATGGATTCCGCATGATGATGTGATCCTGCCGGGTGACATTCAGGGCCAACCGGCGCTGGGCGTCTTCGATGGCGCCGACCCGCTGGTCGAGGTGATGAACCGCAAGCTGCAGTTGATGCGCCGAAAGCATGCGCAGACCCGCGAATACATGGAGATGAACGCGCTGCGGGGCATCGTGAAGGACGGCGCGGGGACCACCCTCTACAACTACTTCACTGAGTTTGGCCTGGCGCAAATCTCGGTGGACTTCCTCTTGGGCACGGCTGGCACCAATGTACAGGGCAAGGTCCGGGAGGTCTTGCGGGCCATTGAGGACAATCTGCTGGGCGAAAGCATGTCGGACGTGCACGCCCTCGTCAGCCGCGAATTCTTCGACAAGCTGATCGCGCACCCCAAAACCGAAGAGGCGTACAAGTTCTACGCCGCGACCGGCGCGCAGCCCCTGCGCCAGGATGTACGCCGCAACTTCCCCTTCGCGGGCATCGTGTTCGAGGAATATTCTGGCACCGTCACGCTTTCCACTAAGGCCACCGAACGGCTGGTCCCCGCCAACGAAGGCATCGCTTTCCCGCTGGGCACCATGGACACCTTCACCACCTATGGCGGCCCGGCCAACCTGCTGGAGGCGGCCAATACCATCGGCCTGCCGCTCTACGCCCGCCAGCATCTGGACGAAAAGGGCCGCTGGATCGATCTGATGACCGAGGCCTCGATCCTGCCGGTCAACAAGCGGCCGGGCATAGCGATCCGCCTGCACACTTCGAACTGACGGGTCCACTCATGACCGTCTTTGGTGCCGCCATGGACCGGATTTATTCCAACTCGTCCATGGCCGTGGCCGCGCTCTGGATGTCGGCTACCACGTCCGAGGAAAGAACTATCCGGGTGATCCGCCGCGCACCGGATCGCATCACTGAATTCGGCGCGGGGCGCTTGGTCAGCGACACCATGATGGTGGACGTGCGCGCGTACGATCTGCCAGACCCTCGCCCCGGCGATCTGATCGTGATCGGTGCCGACAGTTTCACCATTCAGGGCGAGCCACTGCGCGACCGCGAGCGTCTGATCTGGGCGCTGGACCTGCGCCCATCATGAAGCTGACGCCCGATATCGATCCTGATCTCGTTGCCCTGATGGCCGCCGAGGTGCCAGCGTGATCAGCTATTTGAACCGCTTCATAGCACTCTGGAACGACTCAGAGAGGCTCTCCCATGCCTGCTCGAAGCCTTTGCGCATATCGCCCCAGGCGGCGTCTGACGCCTGCTGCGCCTCCTTCATCTTCGCCTCGGCCTCGTCGCGCTGCTTTCGCATTTCTGCAAGCTGTTTCTCGTATTTGATCTTCGCATCGGCCTCCGCTTCCTTTGCGTTTGCCTGCATCTTGTCGATCTCTGCGTTCCACTTGTCGATATTCGCCTTTGCCTTCTCCACATATGCGTCACGATCAATCATCGTCTTCCTCCCCGGTTCTGAGTGTTGAAATGAATGCGAAGCATAGCTGGAAAATGAGGTCTGTGGAAATTTGAAGCTGAAACTCGACATTGATCCCGACCTCGTTGCCATGATGGCCACCGAGATCAAGGCAGGGGAAAAGGCCGTCAGCGCTGCGATGCGCGAGGCCGGAACCGGGCTCAAATCGGACTGGCGGGCGCAGATCACCGGCGCTGGTCTGGGTCGACGACTGGCAAATTCGATCCGCAGTCAGACCTTTCCGAAATCAAGTAACAGCCTGAACGCAGCGGCACTGGTCTGGTCCAAGGCACCTGAGATCATTGGGGCGCATGACACCGGCCCCCTGATCCGCTCGAAAAACGGCTTCTGGCTGGCGATCCCGCTGCCTGCTGCTGGCAAATCCACGCGCGGCGGCCGGATCACCCCAGGCGAATGGGAACGGCGGCGCGGGATGCGCCTGCGGTTCGTCTACCGTCGCACCGGTCCAAGATGGAGTGGTTGCCGCCCTCCCCAGACGGCATCGCAATGTGCCAAGGTAGTGGTGTTCAAGGCCACACAAAAGAGAGGACGGCGAGATGAAGGATATGATGATCGGGGTTGATCTGGCAAAGAAT